ATCCCGCCGAGCCATGCCTTGGCGGCGGCCGCCGTGACACCAAGCACGCCAGCACCGGCCGCAACGGTCGCACCCTGGATGGTGCTATCCGATGATTCTGACGCCTTCTTCGCCGCTCCTGCCGCGAGGTCGGCTGTCCATTTAATCAGCGCCGAGTTCGCATCGCCGATGCGCAGCGTCAAGGAGTCTGTCGAAGCGTTGAGCTTGTCCATGGAGCCAGCGACGCCGGCCATGCGCTCGTCGCCAATTGTCTTAGCGAACCCTTCGGGCAGTGTGTTGAGCGCGTTAAGAATTTCCTTGAAGGTATCGACCTTCTCGGAAAGCGCCTCCACCTTGCCGCCGTGCTGCGACGTGAAGAGCGAATTAAGCTGCTGCATCGTCGGATGCTTTTCGAGCACCGCCGTCAGAAGACCCTCGACGTCCACGCTCTCGATTGCCTGCTTATAGAAATCACCGGCCAGCTTTGCGATCTTCTGCGCGTCCTGCGCCTTTGTCTTCCCCTTTTTGTTTTTCTCAAAGGTTTCCCCGATGACGGCGGAAACATGCGCAACAAACTCGTCTCTGTTGCTGACAAGATCAGGATTGTCGAATATTTCCTGAAGCCCGGAAAGCTGCCCTTTTGTCAGTCCTTTGCCAAAGCGCCGTTTTTGCATCGAGTCAAGATTGTTCGGGCTCATCCCCCCTGGCATCTTCGTGTATTTATTATAGTCGATGCCCATGGCCGAAAGAGCGTCCATACCCTTGGCGGACGGCGATATCAGCTTTGAAGAAATCGACCGCGTGGCGACGCCGGCTTCGTCACCATGATAGCCCGCGCGGCTCAAAGCCGCCAGGATCGCGAAAATCGTCTCGTTTTTGAACCCGGCGCCATGCGCCGAGGCCGCGCCGAACTTGGCCCCCATTTGCACGTCTTCGTCGGACAGGCCGCCCATTTTCGCGGCCTTCACGGCGATATCGATCTGGCGGCGCATCACCTTGGATGCGGTCGCCGCGTCTTCAATAGATTGGTTCGTCGAGAAAATAATCGTTTCGAGCGTCTTGGCCGAGTCTTCCAACGACGCGTTCATGGCGCGCGAGTAATTGACCAACTCGCCGGTGAATGGCTCGACGAACTGCTTTTTGACGCCGCGACCGGCGAGCTTTTCCTGCGCCTTCAAAATGTCTTGCGGCTTGACGCCGGCTTCAGGGCCAAGTGTCGCCGCCTGCTTGAACCGGCTCGCGCGTTCCTCTGGCGTCAGTTCGGCCATGGCGCCCTGATAGCGCAATGACCGATCCGCATCGCGATACTTATCGACGATCTTTTTGACCTCTTCCTTGCCGGTGTGCGCGGCGAGGTAGCCGACGCCCAGAGGCAGCAGATTAAACCGCGACCCTTTTGTGGCGTCCTTTTGGTCGCCGCCCGGCGCGGCGGTCGTCCGCCGCTGCGCCGCCGAGAAGGCCGCCTGTTCCCGCTTCACCGCCCGCAATGAGGCGATGGTCTGAGACTCCCAGGCTTTGACGCCTGCGGCCTGCGATTTCGTCCAGGACGACGCGTTGCCCGCCAGTCCGGCAGAAGCCGCGTAATTCTTCCATGCCGATGCGACCTGCTCGATGTCGCTTTTGGCGACGCGAAGCTTCGAGAGCGACGCGACAAACTTGTCTGTCGCGCCCGTACCGGCCATCGCCTTGGACACCGCCTTGATTTCGGACTCCGTGTCCTTCAGGGCTTGCGCGACGGAGCGGGCGGGCTTCGTCACGTCGTCCTTGAGCATGATCGACAGTGTCGATGTCAGATTCGCCATTAAACCAGCCCTTCAATGCGCATCGCTTCCCGCATTTCCGCCAGAAGCTCATCCCACGCCATGGCCATGATTTCAGCCATGGACCAGCCGATTATGCGCTTGACGAAGGCCCGATAGGAGCGCCATCCGCCGGGGGCGAAGTTTCCTCCGGCGCGGCCCGGAACCGGCGGGGCAAAAAATCGCGGGCGGCCTCGTCCAGAGCGAACTTATCGTCGTCGTCGAGCGCGGAAAGCACGGCGTCAGGAATGAGATCGCCAGCGGCGTCGCGGAACATCGGAAGCCGCGCCATGGTGACGCCAGCGTCGTCATCGAGACCATCGATAAAATCCGCCACCTCTTTCACCGTCAGCCGAGAGACATGAACCTCGCGATATTCCTTCCCGCCAAATTCCACCGGCCAGTCGAGCGCAACCGTTTTCGCGCGCGACTTGCCTCCGACAAATGTCGCGACCGCTTTTTCTTCACTCATGATCAATTCGCCTTGTTCGGATTCATGATTTTGTTGCGGCCTTGGCGTTTAGTTCGCCATCAGCCGATGCGCAAAATCGCGTTGATTGCGGCAAGCTGATCGACGCCGTTAACCCGCCACTGGCTGGCGAAGAAGTCGTAATAATAAAGCTCCGACTTGTTCCAGAACAGCGAATAGCGCGTGATTTCCTTGATTTCATGCGTCTGGTCGGCGAGGTCGCCGCGCTTGAATTCGGACGCCTCGACGGAGGTCAATCGCCCCCAGGCCACCGCCTTCAGCTCAATCGGCGTGTTGCCGTTCTTGTCGCGAATGACGCCGTAAACGGTATAGGGCTTCGTCCCGGTCGATCCGAGACCGAATTGCGCCATCGTCTGCTGATCGTAGCCGGCAAGCTTGAAGCCGATGGTCAGCGCGTCAATGCCAAGCCCGGCGATTTCGATGGCGCCGATGGCGCCGCCGGCATGGTGTTCCTGCGTCTTCTCCGACAGCTTCGGAAGCGTGACGCCGGAAATTTGCAGGTGCTTGGAATTATTCGGGCCGTCATCGGAAGCGAACAGGTTGACGGTTTCTGGAATCCACAGAGATGCCATGTCATGCCTCTAACAAATGGGTTGCGGAGGGCCAGCGCGCCGCCGTGACGCGCTGGCGTCAGGATCAGGAGATATATTGCGGGGCGAGGGTCGAAGCCTGCGCAATCAGCGTGGCGAGTTCGACCGTAAGCGCGTCGTAATAGTCGGAGGCGTTGACGGTGACGACGGTGATCGGCGCCGGGATTTCGTTCGAGAAGTCCAGCGTGAAGCGGCCCTGCTGCAACTCGCTCGGGCTGTTCAGCGACGGGTCAAAGCTGACCTTGAAGCCGAGCGAAACCTGATTGGCGAGAAGGTAGGAGCCGAGCACAATCATGTCGTTCTCGACCGCCTGAATCGCGTGAGGCGTCACATTGTCCACGCCGAGACGCAGGCGGATCGACTTGAGCAGCGCGAGATAGACGAAGTCCTTGCCGCGCCGCTTGTTGTAGAACCACTTGAGCGGATCGGTGGACGCGTTCCACACGCCTACCCAGACGAAGCCGCTTGACGAAACCGCCGTGTCGGAGCCGATCACGCCTTGCTCGATCACGCTGATTTGCTGCGCCAGAAGCTGTTGGCCCTGCGTCGCGCCATCCGTGAGGCTGAACGGGTAGTAATTTTTCAGCCCGCCGATGCCCTGCACCTGCTGGCCGGAAATCGACCAGAACGGCAGGCCCTTGTGCTGGAAATCGACCGCGACGAACAGGCCGAGGGCTTCCGCCACACCATCCGTATAGCCGGAACCGGACCCGGGAATGACCCATGCGTCGGCGGGGATGAGGCGATCCGAGGCGAGCGTCTGGCGCCAGGCGTAATCATCGGCCAGCACGCCCGTTCCGGGACCGCCGACAACGGCGACGCCAAGCAGCGAATTCAACACGGCGGGAAGCGCGGCAGTGATCGGGTTGGCGACCGCCGAACCGGCGACGCCGGTCACGGTGAGGTCGAACCCGTCGCCGATGGCGTAATCGGTCGCGCCGTCATTGATCGTGAAGGCCACCTGCGAGGCATAGGCCGAACCAACGGACGCCGTGGCGAGATAGGCCCCATTGGGCGCCTGCACCGAGAACACGCCGCCGTTGGTCGGAACCGCCTCGACGACGGTAATCACGAAAGCGTCGCCGACGATGAAATCTGCCAAGCCGTCCGCGATGGTGAAATTGACCGCGCCGACGAACGGCGTCGCCACAACAGCTTCGCCCACGTCCAGCCCCGTCGGAGACTGGACAGAGAAGCGTCCGCCGTTGACCGCAGTCGAAACGCAAGTGACGGTCCACGCGCCCTTGGCCGTCGTGCTGCTTCCCGCGCTGACGCCGGAAATCAGACCATTGCCGGTATTGCCGCCCGCCTTGATCGCAGCGGTCGCAGACCGGCCGCCGCCCGTGCATCGCACCTTGTAAGTCCCGATGATCGCGCCGGCCAGAAACGCGGGCGCACCGAGCGTGACCGTGCCGTTGCCGATATTGCCGCCGCTCTTGGCCGCGCTGGCGACCGCCGTCGAGCCGCCGCTCGCCGTGACGATGCGCCCGGTGTAGCCCGGCGAGGCGATCAGGCGCGGGATCAC